ACGCTGGGGGACGGATGGGTAAGGGGGTACAACGAAGAACTCTGTCCCATCTGTGGCAGCGACAGCTTTCAGGACGCCACCACCTGCCCCCAGTGCGAAGAACCTATGCTTGCCCATCGCCAGCACCTCTGCGACAAATGCCGCAAATCTCTGAAAGATCGTATCGTGGCCTTTGCCGACGAACTGACCGCCGAGGAGGAGCAGCAGCTTGACGACTGGATGGACGGCGACACCATCACCAACCGGAGGAACTGGACATGATTCACTTCGACGAAGCTACCCATACATACAACATCGACGGCGTAGAGGTCCCCAGCGTGACCACCGTCTGCCGGTTCCTGTCCTATGACCAGAAGTCGGACAAGCCGTGGCTGGCACAGGTGGCCGCAGATCGCGGCACCCGTGTCCACGAGGCCTGCGCCATGCTGGACTACGGCGAGGAGCCGGAAGAAGATCCCGAGATTGCCGGTTATCTCACCGCCTACCGCCGATTCCTGAAGGACTACCGCCCGGAATGGGAAGGCATCGAATACATCACCGGCGACACGGAAACGGGCCTTGCGGGCACCGTAGACCGCTTTGGAACGCTCTATGACGGCATCCCCTGTATCGTAGACATCAAGACCGGTTCCCGGCTCTACGACGCTCCCCTGCGCGGCCAGCTGACCGGCTATGACCGGCTACTGAGCAAAGACCGCATCGCTTTCCAAGCAGAGCGGCTGTATGCGCTCCAGCTGGGCAAGGACGGCACCTACACCCTGCGCCTCGTCCAGAAGGACATCCAGCTACTTGCCGCCTGCATTTTCATCAACGACGCAGTAAGGAGGAAGAAAACCAATGCAGACTGAACTGATCCCCTATTCCTATGAGCAGACGGCCCTGACCGTCATGCGCAAGCCCCGGACGCAGGATTATGAAATCTCCGTGTTCGGCTGCGCCCCCACCACCCTGAAGCGTGGCGTTGACTTCGGCATGATTCGCAAGAAGAACGGCGACGCCATGACCAAGAATCCCACCCTGTTCAAATCCGGCGCCGAGAAGGTGGCCGTGGCCTATGGTCTGTGCCAGCGCTATTTTGTGGAAAGCAAGATTGAGGACGTTGAAAACGGCTTTTTCTACTTCATGGTTCGCTGCGACCTCGTTAAGATCGTCAACGGCATTGAGTACGTTATGACTTCCAGCTACGGCAGCGGCAACACCCGCGAGGGCCGCACTGGCTCCCAGTCCTGCTATGATGGCGCCAACTCTGCCCTGAAAATGGCCCAGAAACGCGCCCTTGTCTCTGCTGCCCTCTCTCTGGGCTGTATGTCTGACTGCTTCACGCAGGACATTGAGAGCGACACTGAGGACGCCTCTGTCTACTTCGGCGACAAGGACCCCGATGCACCGATTACCTCCAAGCAGATCACCTTCTTCTATGCCGCAGCGGGCCGCCACGGCCTGACCAAGCAGGAGGCCAAGGCCTTCCTGAAGGCCCACGGCTACGAAAGTGCCAAAGAGATCAAGTCCGGCGCCTTTGATTCCCTGCTGGATGATCTGGACAAGACGGAGGCCCTGTAATGTATATCAAAGGCGTACCAGACTACAACAAGCAGGGAGAGGCGCGAGAAACCGGCCTCTTTGCTGGCCTCGTCACGCAGGACGGGGAAATGAAGGCCACCAAGGGCAGCGGCAAGCAGTTCGGCTCCGCTTCTGTCCGGGCCTTCACCCGGAAGGACGGCACTTCCGCATTTATCACCATCAAGACTTTTTCCGAAACAGACGCTCGTCGCATTGCCTCCCTTCACAAAGGGGACCGCATTTTGGCCGCTGGTGTCGTGGAAACACGGGAATACAACGGCAAGACCTACACCGATATGCTGGTGGACCTGCTGCTGATTCCCGGCGATGTAGCATCCAACCGCGCCGCGCTGGAAAACCGCATGGCCGACGCCGGTTACAACACAGGCGGCAGCGACTTTGCCGAGATCGGCGAGGAGGACGGCGAACTGCCATTCTAAACGAAGGAGGCGTACCCCATGCAACCGAAAATGTTACCTGACGCCTCCCAATATCTGCTCTACGAACCGCGCTTTATGAATCCGGCATCCCCGGACGGCCTGTGGCTCTGCACCACACCGGAGGACGTTGTTGCGATTGAGATTAACGCCGCCTGCCTCCCCACCGGCTGCAATCCCTCTGACAATCTGACAAAGGCAGCAGCTTTCTTTGAGGCCTTCACCTATGTACTGGTTGTCGGCGCAGATCCGCTGCACCGGCAAGTGCTGGCGGAACTGCTGCGTAGAACGGTCCCGTCTGTGGAAATCTGCGTATCAACTCAGAGCGTGTACCGCGGCTGTTCCTCCGTAAAGGAATTGCGAGAAAACCACGGATTGAGCGCTCTGGAAAACCTCTGGGAAGACGCCGACGAACTCCCGCCCTATGGTCTGGTGGAAATGTCCACGGTTGAAAATGTGGACATTTCCCGCCAGCCTCACGCGAAGTCCGGCATCCCCGCACTGGATAAGCTGATCGGCGGCCTGTATGACGGCGAGGTAACCATTTGGACCGGCAAACGCAAAGAGGGCAAGTCCACCATGATCGGCCTGCCGATTCTGGCAGCGCTCCGGGAAGGCCGCAAGGTCTGTGTCTACTCTGGCGAACTCCCCACATGGCGCTATAAGGCGTGGCTGCTCACTATGGCAGCGGGGCCGGAGCATCTTGTGGAGGAAAACACGGACACCGACAAAAGCGTATGGACGCCAAGGCCGGAGATCGCCCGGCAGATCGACCTGTGGTGGAAGGGAAAGCTGTTCCAGTTCGACAACAGTGTGGCCGACGTCCACAAGCCGGAAAAGCTGCTGGGCCTGATGCGCTACGCATGGAAACGGTACGGCTGCAGCGTGTTCGTGGTGGATAACCTTATGACCGTTGATCTGGCCGGAGAGGACTATTACCGGGCGCAATCCCGCTTCACGGGCCAGCTGGTAGACTTCGCCCACGAAACCAAGACCCACGTCCACCTTGTAGCCCATCGCCGCAAGGGAGGCACCGCAAAGGGCAGCAGAGGCGATAGCGACGACGTTTCCGGCTCCGGCGACATCACCAACCGGGCAGACAATACCTTTGCTGTGAGCCGCATTACGGACGAGGATTCACCCTTTGACGCCCAGCTGGAAGTTCTGGCAAACCGCGACTTTGGCGCCACCGGCGTTATCAACCTGAATTTCGATGTGAGATCCCGCCGGTACTATGCCAGCAACGTCAACTGGCGCTGCGGCTGGGAGTCCCAAGAACCCATGCAGCAGACCTTTACCGAATTGACCGGCGCTGACGCCGAGAACCCATTTACATAAGGAGAACCCTATGGAAATCAACTTCACTGTTTACGGCATCCCCGTTGGTAAGGGCCGCCCCCGCTTCACGCGGGGAGGCCATACATACACCCCGGAAAAGACCAAGGAATTTGAAGAAAAGGTGCGGGATTGTTGGCGTACCCAGTCCGGCAAGGGCTTTGCCGGTAAGGTTCCGCTGCTGGCGTCTGTGGTGGCCTATTTCCCTATTCCTCAGAGCGTTTCCAAGAAGAAGGCCGAGGCCATGGCCGGTACGTTCCATGTGAACCGCCCTGACGCTGACAACATCGCCAAGGCCATTCTGGATAGTCTGAACGGCCACGCCTACCCGGACGACTCTGCCGTCCAGATTGACCGCTGCTGGAAGGTCTACACCAATGCGGCCCCCAGAGTAGAGGTCAGAATCTATGAAGCTGGAAGACCTTGACTGGCGGGACATCCCCGGCTATGACGGGATGTACCAACTCAGCCGCATGGGCGAGGTCCGCACATGGCGGTATCGGAAAGACCGCCGCCTGAAGGCGCCCCGTCTGTTGGTCCAGTATATGCGCCACCGTGGGCAGTACAGCCGCCGCCGTGTGGTTAAGCTGACCGACGCCGACGGAAAGACCAAGGAAGTCCCCGTGCTGGGCCTCATGGTGTCCGTCTGGCTGGGCGGCCCTAGGCCGGGCATGGTGCCGTATCACCGCAACGGCGACCTCTCCGACCACAGTATTCATAACATCGCCTTTGCCACCCGGAAGGAACTGGGCCGAATGACCGGCGCAGCTGCGAACCGCATCCCCGTGGCAAAGGTGACGCCTGACGGCGAGATCGTGGCCCTTTACAGCAGCGCCCGCGCCGCCGCCCGGGCCAACCACATGAGTTATCAAGCCGTTTTGGACCGCTGCAACGGGAAGGTAAAGGCCCCCTTTGCTCTGGACGGTCACAACTACATTTTCGACAGATAGGAGGGCCAATGAAAAGCGTTGCATTTTTACAAGACTGCATGGAAGCCATGAGAGCCATTCCGGACAACGCCTTTGATCTGGCCGTCGTAGACCCCATTTACGGGGATGTGACAAAGGGCGGCTACATCACCGGCAAAAGCGCCGGTGGCGTAGGCCCTCACCCAAAGCACAACGCCGAAATGTGGGACCAGCCCAAGACCGGCAAGGAATACTTTGACGAACTTTTCCGGGTGTCCAGAAACCAGATTATCTGGGGTGGCAATTACTTCGTGAAGGAAATCGCCCGGGACAGTCAGTGCTGGATTGTCTGGGACAAATGCCACCCGGAGGGCATCAAGTTTGCAGACGCGGAACTGGCGTGGACGTCCTTCAATTCCCGCACCAGAATTTTCCGTTTCCTGTGGAACGGGATGTGTCAGGGGACCCCCGGCAACGGGACCAAGATGCAGGGAAACAAGGCACTTAATGAGGTCAGAATCCACACCGCTCAAAAGCCGGTGCCGCTGTACCACTGGATCTTCCGCAACTATGCGCAGCCCGGCTGGAGCATCCTTGATACGCACCTCGGCTCTGGTAGTTCCCGCATCGCCGCTTACGATCTCGGGCTGGACTTTACCGGCTATGAGATCGTGGAGGAAACCTTTTTGAAGCAGGAGGAGCGCTTTGCCGCTCACTCTGCGCAATGCAGGATATTTTAGGAGGTACGCAAATGAAGAAAGCTGTCATGCTTTCCATAAATCCCAAATGGTGCAAATTGATTGAATCCGGCGAAAAGGTCATTGAGATCCGGAAGGGTAAGCCGAAGCTGGAAACGCCATTCAAGTGCTACATCTATCAGACCAGTTCCGGGAAGGTTGGCACCGGCCTTTTCCTCGGCGACGGCACCGAAATTATGGGCAG